TTGCCTCTTTTTCAGCGTCTGTCATCTGCGCTGTACTAAGAGTCTTCAAATATGCTTTTTCTTCTGCCATTGCCGCTTTTTCTATGTTTTTTATCCGGCGTGCAATGCTTTTTTCCTGCTGTACTGTTAGCGCATCTTCTGAAACGTCTCCAGTTCCAATCGACGCAAGCGATCCCATTGCTGATCTTGCTTTTTGCAATGCCTGCAGCGTCTTATACGCCACCGTAAAAGCTACCAGTGTCTTCGTCAGCGACAGCAGATTTTCCTTGTTTTCCGCTATATATTTAGCAGTTGATGCCAATCCCTCTAAAATCGGCGGCAATACTTCTTTCGCTACCGGCGCAAGTATAGCCCCGCCCGCAATAGCGATCTGTCCGAGCTGCGCCTGCACTACATCAAGCTCTACGCTTATTTCATGCATCTGCTTTGCGTCAAGCCCTAATCCTTTTATCTTTGCCGCATTTTCCGATGCTTCATTGTAATTTTGCAGTGTTTTAACAAGCGTCAGACCACGGGCGCCCAGTGTATTCATAATGAACTCCTGCGCATATCCCGCTTGTGACGCTTTTTGATAACCTGCCGCCAATTGTGCGAGCTGATCGTTAAGAGGCAACAGTTTACCATTCTGGTCTGTCAGAGTAACACCTACGGCACTTAAGACGGCTCTTGTCTTTTCGGCCACCTCTCCACTGCCTTTGATTGTTGAGTCGAGACGCATAAATGCTTTCCCTGCAAGTTCGCTGTCACCGCCGGTTAGCTTGAGTATTCTTGAGAATTTAGCAGCTTCAGCATTAGTTATTTGCAGCCTTTGTGCGAGTTCGTATGTTCTGTTTCCCGCCTCAACGGCTCCTTTTATCAGGTTCGTCAGTCCGAATCCCGATGCGGCCAGCGCCGCCATTCCGCCGAACTTACCAATTAGCGTTTCAAGACTTCCCGTGGTTCCTTCCAGTGCAGACTGCATGTCTCTTACTGGATTAACTTTAAACGCTGTCTTGACAGTCCCCGGTACTTTATTTAATTCTTTTTGCAGTCCTGACGAATCCGCGCCAATCTTAAGCTGTAAATCAGAAATAGTAGACATTTATGCACCTCCCTCCAAATTGAATACTTTTTTCAAATATTCCATTTCTTTTTTTGCATTTTTCACTTTATCTTCTTCCGTAATCCACAACGGGTCCGCAATTTCATGCGGTTCTATCGGCTTTTTCAGCTGCGGGGACATTAGCCATGAAATGAAGTACGCTATTCTGTAATCCTGCAAGCGCCGACGCTCGTCGCTCGCCTCAAGATATCTATAGAATTCAAGCGGCGTTAATCGCGGGAATTCAGGCGGTTTGAAACCGATGCGGTATGCTATCGGTTCTGCATACCGCATCCAGTCTTCAAATGTCTTTATCGGCGATTCTTCTTTTTCATCGGCGCCTCTTTTTTCGGCGTCCCCTGTGTAAAAAGTCCGGATTCAACCACCGCATCTACGATGTATTTTGCGAGTTCTCCGATGTTTCCGCCATTTTCACAGTACATATCCACGAAATCATAAGCATCGAAATTCTTCGGCTGGTTTAAAAGTCCGGCCCGCAAGCCGGAAATGATAAAGTGTATTGTAGCACTCTGTACCATTCCGACTGCACCGTTAACAAGCACGGAACTTATAACTGAAAAGAGAGACGTTCCGAGATATTGCTCAAATCTCTCAAGGCTTCTTACTGTATATAGCAGCTGATACCTTGACTCTCCGATTTTGATTTCTACCGATTTACGCATAATTAGCCTCCGGTGACATCATCTGCGGCAATTTCAGAAATCGGTCCCTTTCCGTTTAACGTAGCAGCAACGGTAGCTACCCCGTCATGAGATACGTCTTTTGTGAAATCGGAAATCGTAACCCATCCGATCTGGCATGTCTTATCCGGATATGCGATTTTTACATGAATCGGGATGTCGTGGTGGAATGCATATTCCATGATTGAGAGTGCTGCGTCATCCATTACAAGCAAGCCTGTATAGCTGATGCTCCAAGACTTTGGACCCGCGAGCGTTTCTCCCCATCCGCCGGAAGTCTTATGAGATCCATCAATAGAATCCGCTTTGTATTCTACGGGGGAGTTTCTCTGTCCTCCGACAAGTACCCATGTCGGCTTTTTCCCCGTGGTTGTTGCCTTGTCTATATACAGCAAGGTGTCTTTCCCCGCCGTAGCCATAGACGTTCCATCATATACTGGGAGTTTTTTAAGTTCTTCTGCTGATAATTTAGCCATTTTTATACCTCTTTCTTGTTAAAATTCTGAATAGTAAATAATATTGTTACTGTGCCGTGATAACCCGTGGATACTTCCGGAAAGTCCTCTACTAGATCAATTTGTGTACTATTAATCCGATATTGCGGTAGCTCCATATCGCATCCGTATGCAGATATCAACGCACATATATCGTTTAGCGTTTCATTGACTTGTTTTTTCCCATCCTCTCCCGCCCATACTTCTACATTCAAGGATGCGTCCCAGATAATCAGATCTTTATTTGACAGTGGTTTGAACGTAGCCGCACCTAAGGTGATATAAGGAAGTTTTGCACCTTTAGGAACTGAGCCGTGAATTGGTATCATTTGACCTTCTTTCAGCAATTTAAAAACCGCCATCCTGAGAACGGTTGACGGTACGTCTCTGATAAGTCTCATTGAAATATTTTCTCCATTTCGTTTTCAATCTTGCCCCGCTCCTGCATCATTGCTGGCCGCATAAACGGACGCTTCGGCATCTTCCCTGTGCGAATAACTCCACTTACGAATTTATCATTTATTCGCATTGCTTTTTTGCCTTTGCGCGGATCGTTTGATGTTATACGTTCAACTGTCCCGAATTCTACGAGATGCGAATGCGGGGCGTCGCTCTTCACTATTCCCTGCGGCTTTTCTCGTTCCATTTCGGAATGGATTCCTGCTTTCAGGCTTCCGGTAGGCCCCATCGGCGCTTTTATAATAGCCGCTTTCATAACTGCTATCGTTCCTTTCGCAATGACATTTCTGATTTTCTCTTGCGTTTCCTTATCGTAGCGTTTGATGTCGTTAGCCGCTTTTTTGACTACCTCTCCTGAAAACATCTTGATATCGATTCCGCGCCTGCTCATGTTTCTACCGCCTCTGTTGTTAATACGTAAACGGCAGGATCCGAACGATCTACGTCTATTACCTTATACGTCCGTCCGTTTTCTTCAACATGCCATCCTTTTTCGATTTCTCGTGGCCGTATTCTTATTCCCTGCGTTATTAAGACAGCCGTGCCGTCTCCCATAATCGCACTGGGAGTAATACGCTGTTTTAGAAATTCTGCCCATACGGATCCGACGTCTTTCCATTCAACAACGGAGCCAAATCCCACATCCTCACCAATAACTGGCTTTTTAATTGCTATCCTGTGGCGCATCTTCCCGATATTCATACTTTACGCTCCGGTTTTCTTCGTGCGCCTGACAGTCTTTCTCGTTGTCTTTGGTTTTTCCTTTGGTGTTTCCTCCGGCTCTTCATCTTCCTGATCTACTTCCTGATCTACTTCTTCATTCTGATTGTCCGCAGAATCATCTTCCGCGTCTTCATCCTGTTCAAGTACTTCTACATATCCGCCGGAAATGTAGGCAGTTAATTCTTCCGCTGTTCCGTCGTACGTCTCGCCGACATCAACGATTGTTCCGTTTATAATAATTTTCTCCAGTGCTTTTATCAGCATGTCATTCACCTCTCGTTTCTAATTGCAGTAGTTGTGCAGTAATTGTGAACGGTAATTCTGCCCCCTGTCCTACTGCGTTTCTGTTTTCGTACCAGTACCCTACGATCATATGCATACAAAGTATAGATTGGGCGTCAGTCTCTTTGACTTCGACGCCCGTCCCCTGCAAAATAAACGTTTTAGCGGTATCGATGAGTGTCCGGATGACCTCGTCTTCTTGGTTTCCGTCAACTCGGAGATACGCTTTAACGCCATCCAGAATTCTCATAATACCTCCTTCTTATGCAAGCGTTAGCTCGCCGTATACGGCTGCGGCGCTGTCAAACGCTTTAACGTCAAGCCTTGTAATTGCTTTAATGTCGTAAGAATCGCGAATAAATGAG